GGCAGCGTGCGACGCAGCGGCAACCAGGACCAGGGATGCGGCAGAGCCGCGACGGATGAAACGAGCGAACTTGTTCACAATGGAACCTCCTACCGGCGGTTGATGAATGGCGAGCAGACAGGCCGGTTAACTGTCGTCACCACGGAAAAAGAGAGCCGACTTAATGGGCGCGATCAAAAGGCGTGCGGCGTAGGCGAGAGCCCATGCACCACCGATCAGCCACGCAAGCTCAGTCCCATCGGCAACGCTGAGCGCGTAGACCGGGGGCGAGACTGACGGCGTGCCAGACCCACCACTGACCGAGGCTTGATAGATGGTGCTGAACTGCCCGGACTCGATCACCACCCAGGCACGCGGGCAGGTGGATGAGAAGTCCCAGTAGTTGTCCGATTGAGACGCGGGCGCGTACCAATCGGAGCCGCTGTTGAAATCGACGCAGTAAGCAGACATGGGTCAGAAGCACCGGGCGGGCAAGCACTGTTGAAGGGAGGACCAAAGCCCATGAGCGAAGTAGAACTGCGCAGCAATGAGAAGGCTGAGAGCGAGCCGGAACATGCGGGACTCAGTGGTAGAGCGCATGACGCCGAGCCATGCCGAGGGCGAAGACCGCCCCCAGGCAGAAGCCAGCGCACAGGCCGAGGGCAAGAAAAGCGGCGTTCATGTGATCCTCACGAAGGTTGTTTGACCCACGAGAACGGGCCATTTGCAACGAAGGGCCGACCGTGGTCGATGATCTTTTCGACGCCCCAGGCGATGCCGAACCAAACGCGCTGGAACTCGCTTTGAACGTGCTCACCGGCTGGGCTGATCCAGCCGCCACCTGTAGCGCGTTGCCAGTTGTCATCAATGCTTGATCGAGCCTGAACGAACGCAGGCAGGCCGAGCCAGCGGCGAGCGCGGCGCAGGCTGTGCTCAAGGCCACCAACGCCATAGATGCGCGAGCCCTTGGGGAAACTTCCGAGCGTGTCCCCTGCCCCTTTGCTGAGGTACTTCAGCAGGTAAGGAACGGCAGCGCGGGCGACTTCGATACGGGTCATGCCGTGGCACCACCAACCTTGATCGTCGGGGCGAGGAAGGCGGACGCCGTGAGGCACCCAAAGAGCGACGTGGTAATGGATCACACCGCGCTTTTGAAGCTCAGCGACCCAGACGTAGCGGCAGGGGATGTGATTGCGGCGGCACCACTCGCGGACATGAGTCATGAAGCCGCTGATATGGTCAGGTTTCCAATCCTCATTGGTGCCTGCGTAGGTCAGCGTGACCATGAGGCATTGGTCCGTGCGATGGCCTTTTTCTGAGACAAGGTGACCGCGTGCCGCGAAGCCCACAGCGCGACGGAGCCGCGCGAGGCGGGTCAACACCTTGTCGGGAACAAACGCGTTTGGTTGGCGCTCTGCGAGCGCAACCAGGTCAGCACCGCGTTTGTGACTTGTTGGAACTGAGACAAGCCCAGGGGCCGCGCTTCGCGCTGCCCCGGGGTGTGCGAAGGCTTGCGCGTTCACAGCCACACCCCGGCGCGGTTAAGTTGAGCCTCGACCGCCCAGGCTTGAGCCAGCAAGGCATCAGCACTGGCGAAGAAGCGGCAGCGGCGCAGATGCTCCGAACGCTGAAGCAGGTCAGCGCGACGGGCGAGCAGGCGGGTTTTGATGTGCTCCGCGATCACAGCGAGTACCCCCCGACCGGAATGGCCTGCCCGTTGAGCAAGGTCACGTTGAGGGAGCCGTCCGCGAAGACTTCAATGGTCAGCCCCGCGACTTCGGGGTCTTGCGACTCGGACAGCAGCAAAGCGCGGGCACCTGCTGCGGCGAGAGCGGACACAGCGGCGTCATACGCCGTGGTGAAGTTGGGGGCTGCCATGGTGCACCCCTCAGGCGGCGGCAGCAGGACGCTTGGCGATGGGAGCCAACCGCACCGAAAGGCCCAGCTTGTGGTTGCGGTCCACGTAGAACGCCGAGGGGTGCAGGGTGTATTGACCGGGCGCGTAGGGTGCTTGATCGCGCTCGAGCAGGAATTCGAACTTTTCCGGGAACGGGGCGGACTCGCCCTGCGCGTTCACCGTGTGGGCGTAACCCTCTTGGGCTCGCAGTTGGGCGGGCTGGCCCTTCTTGTCGGTGTAGTTGATCGTGCGGGCTTCGCCCTTGTGAATGGTGATCGTGATCATGGTTGGCTCCTATGAGGGTGGAGCCGATGCGATTACCATTGCGGTATCTCTCATCGGCAGTCATACCAAATTGGCATGAGTGCGATTTATACCAACTTGGCATAAGGCACGCAAGATGTTTCAAGACCTGATCGCAAACCTGACGACGGAACAGAAGCGCGAGCTGATGGCGCGAGGCATCCCGCAACCCCGCATTTCCGACTGGAAAAGAGGCGTGCGACTGCCGACCAGAACGCAGGTTTTGCTACTAGCTGAGGTGGTGGGCGTTGACCCGCTGACCATCGAAGCAGAGGTGATGCTTCTCGAAACGCCTCCCGGCGAACGTGAGCACTACAAGGGTTTTTTGTCCCGCATGAGCGGGGCAGTTCTGACCCTGATGATTCTCATTTTGGGAATGGGATTCCCAGCGAAAAAAGCCAATGCTGACAATGGCTTACGAACGCTTCACAGCGTGCCCGCGAAATATACATCGTGGAAAGTTAGTCTGGCGTTGCTGTGGTCGATACTTGCCCGTCGCTCAAGACTTGTAACAGCCTGACGATAGACGGAGCATGATCAAAAAAACGCCGCGCCAGTTGCCCCCACTGGCCGACATGCTGAGGGACTTGGGGGCATCCATCCAAGACGCCAGCCGAGCCCTACACGTGGCACCCTCGACGCTGTACCGATGGCACAACACAGGCGCACCAAGGGCCGCAGCCTTGGGGCTCTACTGGATGACGTCATGGGGAGTGTCAGAGCTTGTCGACGATGCCGTGTGGCGAGCCAGGACAGCCGAGAGGCTAGCGGACGCAAGGGGCCGTGAGCTTGTAACACTGAGGGCGCACCTCCTGAAGCTGGGAGAGCTTGGAGAGTTCGGTTGCGCAAATGATCCGATGGAGCATGTGCCGCAGGTGTTTGGTCTGGATGGCGCGAGGGCCGACCGGCCTACTTTGCCCGCCGAGCCCGCGAACCTCATCGCCGAGGCTCAACCGCCCAGGGTCTGGACCGCCAAACGCTAAGCCGCTAATCCGGGCCGGTGGCCCACCATGCGAAGTTGTCGTGCGTGTAGGTTCCGTGCGCTACGCGCCCGCCCCCTACCCGCCCGCCCTTTTCGCCGTTTGGGCAAAGCTGGACGAATTGCGCTGACCGCCGAGGTCGACATGGGCGGGAGTTGGCTCGTTGGATTGGATGGGAACGGCACCGGCAGCAGGCCGGGCGACGGATTCTCCACGGTCATCAAAAGCCAAGAAGAAGCCACCCGAAACAATGTCGCGGCAAAGCTGCGCCGTGGTGTGCAGACGAGTTCCCTGCTGCGTATAGCACTGGCACCTATCGCCCGACGCAACACATGCCACCGGCAATGGCGCCCGCGTCGGCTTGGTCACTTGGTCATAAGCGGGCGCGGTGTAAGCGAGCCCTTCGATGCGCGGACGGAAGTCGGGCACCCACCCATCAGGCCCTGATCCACGAGGCTGACTAGGCTGACCATCCAACGCGGGTGGACTGGCAGTGAGAGTAGATGGAGAGCCGCCCTTTATCGCGTCCATCTTGCGAGACGTGACCCAGTAAACGCCAATGATGAAGACGAGCACCAGAGCAACCAAATACCAGACCTGGCGGGGGAGCTGGAGCTTGTGAGTGTGCACCTCGGCTGACTTGTACAGCTTGAAAACATCCTTGGGGTAGGACCATGACCGCTTGAAAGCGTCGCCGTGGCTTGTAGCGCATGCGTCCTTAATTTGAGGCCACTCCATGACCGTAGCGGTATGACTGCCGAACCTTCGGTGTATGTGGATGTGCTTGCCTGTCAGCGCCCTCACGTTTACATCGAGTAACCGAGGGTTCTGTGTGATCAAAACGAGGTCGATGCCCTTGTGCCGATGAGTCTCCAAGGCTTGCACGTAAGGAGGAACAGCAGAGCCACTTGGACGAGGCCGAAAAACGCGCTGACACTCATCAATGACCATGATGCCGTTAGCTGGCACCTCGTCCCACTTGGTAGCCTCCCACTCGATCCAAGGGAGTTTAAGGTCGGCGATACCCGAGTAATAAACGGGTCTGTCGCCATCCTTGGCCATCGTCCGCACGTAGTCAAGCGCAAACAAGGTTTTACCAGAGCCAGGAACGCCAGTGATGACGATGATCATTTGAGCACCATCTTTTTGAGCGTGTCAGACGTCAGGCCATTGAGCAGCAGCTTCACTGACAACGCCGAGAGCAACACGTTCAGCCCGGACCCGACCTTGAGCGCGGACAGAACTTGCAGAGGCTCAGGCGGCATGCCAGCGAAGCCCAAAACGACCTGATCGCGGACCCACGTGAGGCCGATGGACAGCCCCGTATAGGTCACGTATCCGAAGCCCAGCGACAGCAAGACTTTGCCGACGATGGTCCCAGCCGACGAGACGAGCCCGCCAAGCAATAACGCAATGAGGTGAGGCATGTCAGTCCCTGAAGATGATGAAGGCGGCAGCGAGGTAGCAAGCAGCCAGGAAGGCCGAGCCGAGGATGTTCAGGTAGGGGCACCACTTCGAAAACGGCAACGTGTAGCCCTTGCCCATGAACGTGATGGTCTTGTCTGCGATGCAATCGCCGCTTGTGCCGAACAGAGGCACTGACGAGAGCCGCGAAGACAGGTCGAGCGCAACTGTGTTTGCTTGATTGCCAGGGTGATCAGCAGGGCGATCACCGCCCGCCGTGGCCTGCTGACCGACGCCAATCAGTGGATTGGTTTCGTCCACCTTGAGCCCGCAAGCGAGCTCCCAACCAGCTTTAGCCTGTGCGCACTGCACCGCGTCACCATCGCAGCTGAAAGCGCCGCACGTTCCGCCCCAGCTGCTTTCCGTGCCCTTGCACACCTCGGCCTTTGGGTTGCGCGTGCAGTAATCCGACTGAGGCTCACTTGTGGTCGTGGTCTTGTCGGTCTTGTCCCCGTTAGAACCCGTCGTCGTGGTCGTTGTCGTGGTCGTGCATTGACCGTCTTTGCACTCGGTGCGAGCCGTGCTGGTCTCACTGCCTGTCGTCGTGGTGGAGCTGGTTGCACCGCTGGCAGTGGTCGACGCGGACGTGCTGGACGACGACGCCTCGGTCTGCTTTGTCTTGTCGCAGGGCACGCAAACCGACTGCCCATTGACAGTTCCAGGGCAAGTACCGGCGGCACACTGCTTAGCAGCCTCAACCTTCGGATCATTCGAAGTAAGCACCGAGGGAGCGCCGGCCGTGCAAGCAAAGCCGCTTTGCGACCAACTGCCCCAAGTAGTGTTCGCAGTCTTGTCATACCAACCCGAAGACAAGACCATGGCGCAGCCCTCATTACAGCCATCGTAATGATCACCAGTGACCATGAACGATCCAGCCTTAGGGATGTTCCTACACGTGCACAACTGTGTGTCGGGGTCTTTTTCCTTGTTAGGCGGGCAGGTGACATCCGGGCATGTCGCCACACCATCTACAACCGTTGCCCCACTGACCGCACCACCAACGCGACAATGGGGAACAAAATCAACGTAAATAGGGGTTTGCTCAACACCGGAGCCATTAAAGAGGCGGACCTTGTAGCCAACCTTCGTGGGTGTGGTCGTGGTCACGTTCCCCAAGACGTAATAACAGCCATTGGTGCAAGTCTTGGTGCTGTTACGCCAGTTGACATACCCGCTAGCCGCGTCAGCAGCAGAGCCGAAATCAACTGGCGGACTTGCCATGTACAGGTCCCAAAACGCCGGGGCAGCGAAGACAGGCGAGCCAACGAACGCCACAGCGACAAGCACGGACCGAATCAGCCGCGAAAAACGATCCATAGCGCCCCCAGCACCGCAGCGAGCACAGCCCAGCCGCCAAACACATCCCAGAACGTCATTGATGCCCCCAATGAAAAAGGCCCCCCGAAGGGGGCCAGGATCACTTGCCGAGCCCCTTGCGGATCAGGCCGAAAACCCAGATGCCGACGATGGCCACGATGACCAGACCGGCAACGGCAGCACCATCGGTGCCGCCTTGAGTGATGGCGGTATTGATGGCAGCAGGCACGGCAGCGTGCGAAGCAGCGGCAACCAGGAACAGGGATGCGGCAGAGCCGCGACGGATGAAACGAGCGAACTTGTTCACGATGGAACCTCCTGAGCAGAAAAGGAAAAGCCCCCCGAAGGGGGCGCGAGTCACTTGCCCAGGCCCTTGCGGATCAGGCCGAAAACCCAGATGCCGACGATGGCCACGATGACCAGACCGGCAACGGCAGCACCATCGGTGCCGCCTTCGGTGATGGCGGTATTGATGGCAGCAGGCACGGCAGCGTGCGACGCAGCGGCAACCAGGACCAGGGATGCGGCAGAGCCGCGACGGATGAAACGAGCGAACTTGTTCACAATGGAACCTCCTACCGGCGGTTGATGAATGGCGAGCAGACAGGCCGGT